GAGCAAGTTGAGAAAAAAGCTCAAGCTGGGGAAGCAGGTTCTGTTGAGCCGATAGATGAAAATACTCCTGTCGAGAACCTAAAGCTTGTCGATCAAAGATACGCATATAACCCTGACCCTAGTAAGCTGAGAATGCCGGATGGTCAGATCGTAGATTTCGTGGTGGCATAATGGCTAAAGTTGATAAATCAAAGATGGCTTGCAACAAGCCCCGCCGCACATCCGGTGGATCTAAGAAGTTTGTTGTTAAGGCCTGTAAGGATGGGAAAGAAAAGATCGTCCGGTTCGGGGATCCTAATATGACCATCAAGAAGAACAATCCCAAGCGCCGTAAATCATTCCGAGCTCGCCATAAATGCGACACAGCTAAGGATAAGTTTTCAGCGCGCTACTGGTCTTGCAAGAAATGGTGATCTGATGGCTGCTAAAAAGAAAAAAGCTGATGACGCTTGCGTTAGAAAAGTAAAGTCACGCTACAAGGTTTGGCCCAGCGCTTATGCATCCGGCGCCGTAGCTAAGTGTCGAAAAGTCGGCGCTAAGAATTGGGGCAACAAAAGCAAGAAGAAGAAATAATGGCAGTTCGTAAATCAAAAAAAGGTGCTGCCCTTAAGAAGTGGTTTAAGGAAGATTGGCGCGATGTGAAGACAGGTAAACCCTGCGGTCGCTCCGGTAAGAATGATAAGCGTAAAAGCTATCCCGCTTGTCGCCCAGCCTCTCAGGCTAAAAATAAGTCTGCAAAGAACGCAGCGAGCAAAAAAACAAGCTCTAAGCGTATAAGCTGGGGCAAAGCTAAATATAAAGGGTAGGATTACGATGGATGAACGTCTCTCGCGCATGGAGGACAAATTGGATCGATTGTCCGAGGCAGTAGTAGCAATGGCTAGGATGGAAGAGCGGATTTTGACCGTTTTTAAACGTCTTGAGCATATCGACGCTTCATTCAAGAAGTTTGATGACCGAATGGATGACATGGAGAAACAAGCAATTGCTAGAGGGCAGAAAATAGCCTTCGCAGAGCGCTTTTTCTGGATGGTTTGTACGGGAGCAGTAGGCCTAGCCTTTGTATATCTAAGATGACTGAAAAAAAGAAATTATCAGAGCGCCAACAGGTATTTATTGATGCCATAATGGGTGAAGCAGCCGGTGATATTCGAGCTGCTATGGATATCGCGGGATATTCTAAAAATACAACAATAAAAGAGGCTGTAGAGCCCGTCAAAGATGAGATTGTTGAAGTAGCACAGCTAATGATGGCTATGAACGCGCCTAAAGCTGCAGTTGGCTTAACAAACGTCATCACAGATCCTAGTGCTTTAGGTGCAAGGAACATAGTAGCCGCCGCTAAAGAAGTCTTAGACCGAGCAGGGGTAGCTAAAAGGGAGACAGTAGAAGTTAAAGGCCCAGAAGGTGGTATTTTTATACTTCCCCCAAAACAAGCTACTGAATGACACAAGATACAGATTTTCCTGACAAGCGCAGGGCAAATAGAACCGCTAGAATAGCCTATGGCTACAAACCATCACCTGATGATCCGTGTATCCTAATACCGGACGAGGACATGGTAGAGTTCATAATTGGCGCGCTTGATCATATAGACAACGGTGGATCTCTCAGAGAGACCGCGGCATGGCTTACTCAGAAGACGGGTAAGTCTATATCGCATCAAGGTATCAACAAGATCTGGAAGGAGCGTAGAGGAGCTCTAGAAGGAAACAAGAGAGAGAAGCAACAGAAGAAGACTCGTAAAGCGAGGGCTCCTAAAACAGGCCCAGAGAAAGCTAAGGCTAAGATTAAGCGTAAAGCTGCGGATGCTAAACGAGTATTAACTCTGCAGAAAAAAAAACTAGAGCAGTGGGAAGATCCTCCAAAGCCCGATACGCCCAAAGCGCCTAGGACTATAAGTGATAGCCTAGATTTCGAGGCAGCTCCTGCAGAAAAAGAGATTGTATTTGCCCCTAATCCCGGGCCTCAGACAGAGTTCCTATCAGCTAGTGAACGTGAGGTGCTATATGGAGGCGCAGCCGGAGGTGGAAAAACCTATAGTCTGATTGCAGACCCTATGAGGTACTTTTCCCACCCAGAATTTAATGGCTTGATTTTGCGTAAAACTACGGATGAGTTGCGTGAAATTATATGGAAAACACAAGAGTTATACCCAAAGGCTTTCAAGGGCGCCAAATGGCAAGAAAAGAAAAGTCAGTGGGTATTCCCAAGCGGAGCACGTTTGTGGCTCACTTACTTGGAGCGTGACGAAGATGTGTTGAGATACCAAGGGCAAGCTTTTAGCTATATAGCCTTTGATGAGCTCACCCAGCATCCTACGCCCTTCGCTTGGAACTATATGAGATCGAGGCTTCGGACAACAGCTCCAGACCTCCCGATCTTTCTCCGAGCCACTAGCAACCCCGGTGGCCCCGGTCATGGATGGGTTCGCAAGATGTTTGTGGATCCGGCGCCGGCAAATATACCCTTCACTGCAACTGATATCGATACTGGTGAAGAACTACGATACCCAGATACCCATCCAGATAAAGCTGGCAAGCCATTATTTCAGCGTAGGTTTATACCGGCATCTCTCTACGATAATCCTTACCTAGCTAACGATGGCGCATATGAAGCTAACTTGCTCTCTCTACCAGAGATGCAGCGCAGACAGCTCCTAGAGGGAGATTGGGCAGTTGCTAGCGGTGCAGCCTTTACAGAATTTAGGACACATATACATGTCGTTGATCCCTTCGAAATCCCAGATACTTGGCGCAAATTTAGATCGGCAGACTACGGATATAGCTCACACAGTGCTGTGCATTGGTACGCTATCGATCCTTCTTATAATACCCTCATTGTTTATCGCGAGCTGTATGTATCAAAGCATACAGGCAGAGATCTAGCTAAGGCGGTACTAGAGGCTGAGAATGGAGAAAAGCTCTCCTACGGCGTCCTAGATAGCTCCTGTTGGCATCAGCGCGGTCAGCTAGGCCCATCCATAGCAGAAGAGATGATTAGCCAAGGATGTAGATGGCGACCTTCTGATAGATCTAGAGGATCACGGGTAGCGGGTAAGAACAGATTACATGAACTTCTAAAAGTAGATGAAGACACACAGATGCCCGGAATAGTGTTCTTTAATACTTGCAGACAAATTATTGCCGATCTCCCCACGATACCTAGCGATCCTAAAGGTACGGACGATATCGATCCTAGATACGCCTCAGATCACGCATACGACTCTATACGTTATGGAATTCAATCTCGACCCCGAGCCTTTAGCGCCTTCGATGATGGTCGCGGAATTCCACAACAACAATGGCAACCTTCAGATAACACGTTTGGATACTGATAATGGCATTAATGCAACCGCCCACCGATACCGTCACCGAAGATATGACTGATGAAGCAAACGTCATAGCTTTAGAAGAAGATGGTGATGTCGAACAAGAAAATAATGAATACTCTGGCATTGTCGGTTTTATCAATTCAGCCTTCCAAAGATCTAAGGATGCGCGCCTAACTGATGAAACACGATGGCTAGACAGCTACAGAAACTACCGTGGGATATACGGCCCAGAAGTACAATTCACAGACACAGAAAAATCTAAAGCATTTGTTAAGATAACTAAGACTAAAGTACTCGCTGCGTATAGTCAGATTATTGATGTACTGTTTGCCGGTAGTAAATTTCCAATTGGTATTGAGGCTCGTAAATTTCCTTCGAATGTAGCAGGGGAAGTGAGCTATGATCCTAATGCCCTGACTACCGATAAAGTCAAAGAAAAAACTGGTATGGATTATGAGGTTCCTCGTAATATTACCCGACCAGATATTGCTAAAGATCTAGGTATTTACTCAAATAAACTAAAACCTATTGAGGATGATCTCGAGCTTGGAGCTGGTACAAATCCCGGTTCTATTACATTCGAGCCAGCTAAAAAAGCTGCACAAAATCTAGAGAAAAAGATCCATGATCAGCTAGAGGAAACATCTGCTTCTAAGCATCTTAGATCGATGTCTTTTGAGATGTCTCTGTTTGGAACTGGTATTCTTAAAGGGCCGTTTGCGTTTGATAAAGAGTATGCCAAATGGAATGCTGAAGGTGAATACGAACCTATCTTCGAAACTATCCCTAAAGTTGAGTACGTTTCTATCTGGGATTTCTATCCTGACCCTGATGCGCGCAATATGGAAGAGGCTGAGTTTACCGTACAAAGACATAGGCTAAACCGCACTCAGATGCGTCAGCTTAAGAACCGCCCTCACTTCAGAGAGGAGAGTATCGAGCTCGCTATCGATATGGGATCCTCATACATGCGTGAATACTGGGAAGATACCTTAGAGGATTCTCAGAATAAGTCGGACGTAGATCGTTACGAGATCTTAGAATATTGGGGTGTAATAGATAGTGAGTTGGCTCTCGAGGCCGATATGGAGATTCCTACAGAGCTAGAAGAACGAGACCAGATTCAAATCAATGCTTGGATATGTAATGGTCAGATCCTACGCCTAGTATTAAATCCATTTACACCAGTACGCATTCCCTACTCATCCGTACCTTATGAGGCAAATCCCTATAGCTTTTTTGGGATCGGAGTAGCTGAAAACATGGCAGACACACAGCTGCTCATGAACGGATCATATAGGATGGCGATCGATAATGCCGCGCTCTCAGGAAACCTACTAATTGAGATTGATGAGACGAACTTGGTTCCGGGCCAAGACATGTCTGTATACCCGGGCAAGGTGTTCCGGAGACAGAGTGGAGCCCCGGGTCAGGCCATCTACGGCACAAAATTTCCGAATGTTTCTCAAGAACTTATGATGATGTTTGATAAGTCTCGGCAGCTTGCTGATGAAGCTACCGGCATTCCATCATACTCTCACGGCAGCACCGGAATTATGGGTGTAGGAAGAACAGCCTCCGGTATGAGTATGTTAATGGGTGCAGCGCAACAGGCGATTAAAACTGTTGTAAGAAACATCGATGATTATCTTCTTAGTCCATTAGGTAAGGCACTGTTTAGCTTTAATATGCAGTTTAACTTTGACCCTCAGTTTATTGGGGATCTAGAGGTTATACCTCGCGGAACAGAGAGCCTGATGCGGAATGAAGTTCGCAGCCAGCGCCTACTGCAGTTTATGCAAATGACTCAGAACCAGCAAATGGCTCCGTTTGTTAAATACGATTACATTTTGAGAGAGTTAGCAGCATCTATGGATCTTGATGAGGATGGCATCCTTAACGATCCTAGAGAAGCTATGATCCAAGCTAAAATGATGGCTGAGATCCAATCAATGATGCCTCAACCTGATCCGGCAGCACAACCTCCGGAAGGAGGGGCTCCTAACCCAGATGATCCCACAGGTACTGGTGGAGGTAATATAGCTCCCGGGTCTGCTCCTGAGCCAGATGCACAGGGCTTCACAGGATCTGGTGGTGGAGACAATGGAGGACAGCAACCTCAAGAAGCGCAGCCTCCCGCACAACCTCCGGTACAGTAAATGGATAAGAAATTTTACCGAAGCATTCTCCTGATGGTGAATCAGAAGGATACATTTGAAATGCTGCAGTCCTACGCAGATGCTCGCATAGCCATTCTCCGAGAGCAGCTAGAGACAACGAAAGAGATTGGTTCGATACGAGAGATTCAAGGCATGATTGGTGAGCTTAAGCGTTTTAAAACTTTACGCGAGCAAGTGATCAAAGGGGCTGAATAATGGGTGTACTAGACTTCATATTCGGTAACAAAGATGATGATGATCTAGAAGCAGCATCCACCTCTACAGAAACCGACAAACCCCTAACCATAGAAAATGTACCGTTCTTCCAGCGCCCTATCGGGGCCAGTGAAAATGACATAATGGTAGGGTTCGATGAGGCGGGTAATTATAGGTACAGAACTGGCTTTGGTACTGAGTATACAGTCAAACTAAACCCTGATCAGAGAACCATTAATCAGAAGATTAAAGATGCTGTTCCTGTGGTCACTGAGGCAGTCACAGACTACGTTAAAGATCCATACCTACCTAGTAAGGAAGCTGTAAAAAACTTTGCCTACGACTCCACGGTAGGCGCCGTTAATGAGCTCGATCGTATCATGTTTAGCGGTGAGGCTACTTACGGAGATGTATTTGGCCTAGGATTAGGAATGGGTGGCGCCCCTAGAGTAATTAATAAGGTTGTAGATATCGCTCCGGATGGGGATCAATCTTCAACACTGGGTATGTTCCTGCCGGCTTCTAAGCTAAAGGACGGTAAGGGTCTAGTAGACCAAGCTAACCAGATGAAGGCTGCAGGATCTACTAGAGATGAGATCTGGGAAAAGACAGGCTTATGGCAGCTTGGTGATGCAGAAGAATGGCTCACTGAGATACCGGATAATAAAGCCGAAATTGCTCTGACAATTAACGATGCTCCGGCCCAAACTAAAACAGTTACGCAGACAGTTAGGCGACAGGTTGGTGGGGCAGGACTATCCCAAGGAGAAATTATACAGGCCAAGACTCGGGCTCGTATGGAAGCTATCAAGCTCCGCAAACAAGCCGAGAATGGGGAGGTTCCCCCGCAGTTTGTAGAGAGTGAGATTGCTAGGATACAGGCTGAGCTCAGAGCTATGACAGGCGGGGATGAAATACCTGACTATGAAGATGTAGTGATTACTAAGGAAGTACCTATCCCTAAGCCTAAGCTTTCAAAGGGTACGGGGAGTACTCCTCTAGATCAGGTTTTATTTCATGACGATTATTATGACGCTATAGGATCCGCTAACGTAACTGATATGAGCCGGCTTCCTACGGCAGAAGCGGGTAGGCGTTTAGATTCTTCCGCAGGAGAAAGTGCTAGCGGTGTAGCTTATCCGGATACCCCGTACAATAGAATGGCTCTTGCTAAGAGCGGTAAGAAAAAATCTATGATTAGCTCGTTTACTAATGCGGGTGATTGGATCAAGAGCCCTAGAAATGAGAGAGACAAAGTAATTGTAGATCGATGGAACTCAGGGGATCTTACGGAGCAGCAAGCTAGATCTCAGATGATTTTATCTACGATGTTGCATGAAACACAGCATTGGACAGATTCAATTTTTGACTCAAAATCTGGCGTAGGGTTCAACCCAGACCGTGGCGGTGAAGCTAGAAGAAAAATGAAAGAAGCTTTTGAAAGGTCAATGAATCAGGCCTTTCTAGATAACAATGCGACAGGTACTAGACTAGCGACTGTTCTAAATTCTACTCCCAGTAACGCTATATATACAAACAGAATTAAAGAGTTAGATCTTTCTAAATTTGCTCCGACTATGGACGATCTCATTTACGGTCGCGGCACAGATTATTTCTCTAGCGGTGATAAGTATACCAAGGATGATATAACTTCTATTAGCGGAATACTAAACAGGTTCTACGCTTATCGTATGGCTAACACTCAGGTAGCTCCTGAGATGGTTGAGCAGAATAGATTAGATTTCATAAATTCTTTAGCCGACAGCAAAGAGCTTAAAGCTACAGGTAAATTCCCTGTTACCGGAGTGGATGGGAACTCAGTCACGACTCCTTACGCTAAAAAAGGTACGGATGAGGATTTATATTTCCGGCAGCAAAAAGCCGAGCTTATCCTTCGTATTTTAGAGAGTGGTGAGGGTATGGATTTATACAATCCGTATATGCAGATCGTCCAAGGCAAGACTGCTAATCTTCGAAATCTATCCGATAAAGAGATTTACATGCTGGAGATGGGGGAAGCAAAAGCCCGTCTAGTCCAAGCTCGTAGAGATATGACCCCAGAAGAACTAAAAAATACCCCTCCTTGGCTGATGCTAGACCGCGATGAGTGGCAGCTTTGGAATGAAAAACAATACGGGATGAAATGATGGAAAGTCTAAAGGAATCCAGAAAAGGCATCACTACAAAGGCAGGTTTAGAAATGGCAAGCAATAAATACCAACGCGATAATAAAAAAGCAGATCTTAACGATGATGGCAAACTGAATAGCTACGAACAGGCTCGGGCAGATGCAATACAACAAGCGATGGTAGAGGATGATCCTGAGCAGGATGATGTTCAGATGTATCATGGTGGAATGGCTTGCGGCGGAGATGAGGGTCTCATGATGGATCCCATGTCGGGCAATGAAATCCCAATAGGATCAAGCGCTGAAAATGTGCGTGATGATATCAATATTTATATTTCTGAAGGTGAGTATGTGCTCCCTGCAGATGTCGTTAAGTGGCACGGATTAAAGTCAATCATGGACATGGAAGCAGAGGCTAAGATGGGCCTCATGGGAATGTATCAGGATGGCCTAATCCAATATGTGGATCAAGAAGGCAGTGATCGTATGACATGCCCTGAGTGCGGTGGGGAGGGCTGTGATCATTGTGATGGTAAAGGTTATCACGATGCGGAAGAAACCCAATCCGATAGCGAAGATTCTGAGGACGCCTCGGTACAGGCCGAAGACGATTCCGAACAAGAAGAAAAAGAAGTCATCGAAACACCAGAAGGCAATGAAATTGAGCTGGCTGGAGTAGAGACCGAAGAAACTGTTTTGGAACCCGAATATCCAGAAGAGGGCGACAAAGGATACTATCCCTCTCAAAGTCGGGAATACGCAGAGATTAAGAAACCACTCATAAGGTTCATTCTCTAATATCAACTGGGCTACCCGAGGAAGTCTTGGCCCCCAATAAGAGTAGTAAAATGGCAAAATATAGAGGCGCACACCTAGATCATTTAGATCAGGAAGAAAAAGAACTAAACCAAGAAATATCTCAAATGAAGCAGGATCAGGTAGATGCTACCCCTGTCTCAGATCCGGAAGAAGATACTTACCGCAAACGGTATGGAGATCTTCGCCGGCACAACACTCACCTAATGCAGCAAAAAGACGTAGAGATCGAGAAGCTTAAGAACCAGCTCGACTCTGCAGCTAAGGGCCAGATCCGTTTCCCTAAGACAGATGAGGAAATTGATATGTGGGCAAAGAAGTATCCTGATGTTGCCAAGATCGTAGACTCTATAGCTCAAAAGCGCGCTAACGAAGCTATGCAGGGTTTGCGTGAAGGTGAGAAACGT